CATTCAAGAAGCGGGATATGTCATTGAGAAAGACGAATATTCTCCCAACACAGTGTGCGTCGAGTTCCCTGTGCACGAGCCCTACTTTCAGAAAGGAAAGCGGGATGTATCAATGTGGGAACAATTGGAAATAGCTGCCCAGTACCAATATTATTGGGCAGATAATGCGGTATCGGTCACTGTGACCTTTAAAGAAGAAGAAGCCGACCAGCTAAAGAGTGCCTTAGAAATGTATGAAACGCGGCTAAAGGCGGTTTCATTTTTGAAATATCAAAAGACTGGATACAAACAGGCCCCCTACGAGCCAATTACAAAGAAAGAGTACGAAAAGAGAACTAAGAACATCACACCCATTCAACGAATTAAAACAAACGTTGCTGGGGTGGGTACGCGATTTTGTGATGGAGAAAACTGTGAACTTTAATCATTTAATGGAAAAAAGAATCTTGAAGCGCAAATGTCATGCGCTCGGCTACCGCGAGTGTTATTATCAGCCTGTAGGCGAAGGCCGCGCCACCAGTGGCGGCAACGTGCATGTTCAAATGAGGTGTCGGAATTGTGAGCGCCGCGAGGATATTTTCTTATCCGAACGCCAATATCACACTCATCAAAAAATACTACAAAAGGAAATAAGCAATGTTTAATCCAGTAAATCGTTATATTTTGATTGAATTAGCCACCACACCCAATCCAGCAGATAGTTCGTTGATTGTGCTTCCGGAAGACTATAAACCCCCTGAAGAAAGATTCATTACGGTGGCCGCTGTGAAGGCTGCGACAGATGTTAGATTTAATGTGCCAGTCCCTTCCAGGCTCATTGTAGATCGATCTATGATTGAAGAAATAAGCATTGAAGGAACTAATTATAATGTTATTTTGGATAACTATGTTGTGGGAATAATTCAATAAACGAGGTGTGAAATGCATGGACAAACACTTTTACAACGAAGCGTCGGCCAAAAAACTTGGCTGGGAACCAAGCTGGTTTGGTGAAAAGTATTTTGATGATAAGCTTGTAAGAGCCATTAAAAAATGGCAAAGAGCCCGCGGCCTAAGCGCCGATGGCCTTTGTGGTCCGATGACATTTCGGCGCCTATGGACTGAACGCCAAGCAGACATTGATGAATGTAAGCCGAGTGCTGGTCACTATTCAAATTACATTATTTATAATGGCGAATTTCACCCTATTGAGTGGGACAAGTTTGTGCTTTGGTCTGAGGAAGGGGGGTTGGAAACGAAGCGCGGCCACTATTATGACTATTCGGCGCGCCCAAAGCGCAAAATTCGCTATTTTGTTAATCATTGGGATGTGTGTCTGAGTTCCACGTCTTGTCAGAGTGTGCTTAATAAGCGAGGAGTTTCGGTTCATTTTCTTATTGATAATGATGGGACAATTTACCAAACCCTAGACATGCAACATGCCGCATGGCATGCCGGCTCATCGCGCTCTAATCGGCCATCCGTCGGAGTTGAGATATCAAACGCATATTACACAAAGTATCAGGAAAGGTATGTAAAGAATGGTTTTGAAGAGCGCCCGATTATAGAAGATGCTTGGGTGCATGGGAAGAAACTAGATCCATTTTTAGGATTTTACCCAGCGCAGATCGAGGCGCTTAAAGCCTTGTGGAAAGCAATTCACAATGCAACTGGGATCCCATATGAAGCGCCCGTTAGTCAATTTGGGAGTACGTCTACAAAATATGAACAAGACGTGACGTATGGAAAATTTTCAGGATTTGTTAGCCACTATCATGTAAGTAAATCAAAGATTGATTGTGCTGGCCTGGATATAAAGACACTTTTGGATGAAGTAAAATACGACATAGATATTCTGGATAAGATAAAAAACGGCTAATTTTGCACTTTCCCTAATTATTACATGGGTTTGCTTTTTGTCATATTATTAAGCTGTTTTGTTCCTCAACAACAGTCACCACATACCGTTAAAAATATATCTGTTGCTGAAACATTTACGGTGGGCTCTCCGACACAAAAGGCCTCGTGGAAAATGGAGCCCGCCATAAGAGTTTGCAGCAGCTCAAAGCTTTCAATTCTTAGAGTACAGAAGGCAGTTAAATATTGGGAGATGCTAGGATATGAATTTGATGGAGTCAGCATGGATTATAGTATAAACTGTATGGAGCCTAAATACGGCGAAATTATAATAACTTTACCAGAAGGCAATATTGATCCGGAGCACATAGCTGCAACAAGAATTTATACAAGGGCGGGGACTTTAAATATTGCAAAGGCGAAAATTTTTATATACCCCAAAGAGGTGCGGAAGCAGCGAGTCATAGAGCACGAGTTGGGACATGCCCTGGGGTGGATGCACTACAGTCAGAAATATCATATAATGCATCCCATATGGCACCTTGGCGGCTTTAGTTCCTCGGGACTACGGAGGTCGGTTGACTGAGTACGACAAAATAGTAATTGGCAGTTCATTATCGGCGGTTTTGTATGCATTCAGTAACAAATACCCCATTTTTTTTGCCGAGGAACGACGGCCCTTTCGGTTTGATTATTTAGAATCAGCGCTGGACCTATCTTGTCTTAAAATCCCTGGAGCTGCAAAAAGTTTAACGACGTTTGGGGGCGAAAAGAACGTCGGCGTTACCAAAGAGCTTCTTTGGGAAAGGCTGCTTTTCCTGTTGTCTCTTGATGGCAACGCTCCGCTTTCAAATCTATGTCACGGCATAAGATATGATGGTGAGCGTGTGGTGTGCTCTAACGAATATTCCAAGATAATGGAGTTTAAGTTTAATGAGTGCATATATTTCGGAGACCGCAAGAGCACAGGTTTTGTCAGCCAAAAAGGACTTGACGCAGATAGTTATATATGTTATGATTATATTGCATTTAACAAAGGTGGCAAGCACGAAATTGACTACATTAAAACAGCAGATAATTTTGTTAGGGAGGTATGGTTTTATTCTTCCGACCGTATTGATGGAAATACTCCTGTTAAAGATGCTTGTGCTGTCTCAATCTTAGAAAAGGAAGAACTATTAGACTTTGATTTTTCAGAAACAATGGCGAGATTTAAAGTCGTTTATGAAATGGAATCAAGAGGAATGAAAGGATTATTTGCACATGGATACACAACAGCAGGAAACCCAAAACATTACAAATTTAGAACAACTAGCATTAATCGCGAAACAAGTAGGCTCCAACATGAGAACGAGCCCCAGGCCAATAATATATCGATTCCGGAAGTTAACCAAGAAGATCTCCTCAAGAATCTACCGCCAGCTTGCGTGGCCTACGATAGATTTTTGAGGTATTGGTGAGTCGATCAAAAATTCATTTAGCGGGCATCATCCCAGTTGCAAATCTTAAGACTGATTTTGAGCTAACAATTCCGGAAATATTGTTGCCCCTATGTCCAGGCTTTAGTGCGATTCAAAAATCTGTGTTTGAGTGTGCCATGGCTGGGTGCAATACCATCTGGATTGTTGCAAATGATGATCTGGCGCCCATAGTTAGGAAAGTGGTTGGCGAATGGATATATGACCCGGTATATTATTCACGTATGAGCAAATTTAGTTCGGAGGAACGCAAAGAAATACCTATTTATTATATACCTATCCACCCCAAAGATCGTGATCGCCGCGACTCCTACGGGTGGTCGGTTCTTTATGGTGCATATTCCGCATGGAAAGTAGCATTTAAAATTTCACAGTGGATAACCCCCGATAAGTACTATGTATCTTTTCCAATGTCAGCATATGATGTATATGACATACGGAAACATAGGATTCTTATTTCCCACAAAACCAACAACTTTTTTTTAAGCTATGACGGCGATACTGTCAAAAACAATAAACCAATAGCATTCACATTTACAGGAGAAGACTTTAAACAATGCAGACGTTCGGTAAACAAACAAACAACAAGGGAGTATTTACCCCCTTCACACGGCCAGCAATACCCCTCCCAGAAGAGGCCCCTGAGCGAGAGATGGAGTGCTCGCCATTTCGACTTCCAGACGATATTCGAGAAAGTGAACGAGAAGAATGCGACGACAATCAACCTTAATTGGTATTATGATATTTCTAATTGGCATGGTTACAGAGATTTCCTTGCATCAGATTTTTGTGTAGAAAAACCCCCTGAATACTTGACAAAGGCGCACAAATACGTTAAAATACCATATAAGGAAAGCAAAGAAGAATGAGATTACTGCGATGGCTTAAGCATCGTATTAAACACAAGCTTGAGCATATTAAGCCCTCGCGCCTAATGGACACGATAATGGAGCATGGAATTGCACTGGTTGTGATTATTGTGATGTGGGAAATCACCGAAGACATCCTTTTTCCGATTCTGTTTATATGGTTAGGGAAGAACGTGAATCCATGGTTCTTGGCAGGCGCCCCTGTTAGCTGGTTTCTGTGCCTTCATCCAATTGCAGTTCCTCTTCTTTGGGCTGCCTGGATTAAATTTTCACTTAGGAGAGATAAATGAATCGTATAGATTCTAAAATTAAATTTGTGGGCCTACATGCCCACAGTGTAGCTGGGTCAATCTTTGACGCCATTGGATACCCCCAGGCGCATATGGACTTTGCATATGAAAACGGCTGCGATGCCCTGGCTTTGACGGATCACGGCAACATGAACGGTCTTGCTTATCAGGTGCTCCACGCAAAGAGCATGAAATCAGAAGGCAAAGACTTCAAGCCCATCTTTGGGTGCGAAGCATACTTTACGCCGTCTATCGCAGAATGGCGTGACGCATACGAGCAGGCGATGGAAGATAAAAAGCGCGCGCGCTCCATTAAAAAGGATGAGCAATCAGGAGCCACCGTAGAAGACGAAGGTAACAGTAAAAAGACGCAAGATATTCTGCGCCGACGCCGACACCTCATTCTAATAGCACAGAACCAGACAGGGCTTAACAACTTGTTTAAGCTTGTATCAGAGAGTTATAAGGCAGAGAATTTCTATCGCTACCCTCGCATCGATTACGCTCTCTTAGAGAAGCACAACGAGGGTATCATTGCCGCATCAGCATGCTTGGGTGGTGTCTACGCCGGCAACTACTGGGAGAACCGAGAGGAAGGCGATGAGGCCGTTCTAGAGGCAATGCGCGAGACTACGCGCCGCATGGTAAACATTTTCGGTGACCGGTGGTATGCCGAGATTCAGTGGAACAACATCAAAGAGCAGCATGAGCTAAATCAATATATTATTCAGGTTGCCGAAGAATTCGGTGTCAAACTGATTACGACAGCTGACAGTCACTATCCCAACCCTAACGCCTGGAAGGACCGCGAGCTTTACAAGCGTTTAGGCTGGCTTGGTAAAGGCCGCCCATCATGGGCCGAAGAAGAGTCACAACTTCCTGCCGGTGTTGAAGAGATTGGATATGAACTGTATCCAAAGAACGGTGACCAAATGTGGAATAGTTATAAACAATATGCAGAGTCAAGCGGTTTTGAATATGACGATGCAGTTGTTTTAGAGAGCATCGAGGAGACGCATCGAATTGCTTTTGATCGCATTGAATCCTTCATGCCCGACAACACCGTCCGTTTGCCGGAATTTGTTGTTCCAGCAGGATACACGGCGACCCAGGCGCTTGTACAGTTTGCTTTGGAGGGCTTAAAAGAACGGGGTCTACATACCAACAAAGAATATACAGATCGCTTGCGGAAGGAACTAGAAGTTATTGATGATCGGGGATTCTCTAAGTATTTCCTCACAATGAAGTCCATTGTTGACGTGGCAACCGACACGATGCTGTCTGGCCCAGGTCGGGGTTCCGCAGCCGGGTCGCTCGTCGCCTATACTCTGGGGATTACACAGGTTGATCCTATCCGACACGGCTTGCTGTTTAGTAGGTTCCTCCGTTCCGATGCCACAGATTATCCTGATATTGATTATGATGTATCGGACAGCATGACTCTTAAAGAAAAGCTAGTGGAAATGTGGGGAGAAGATTGTGTCGCACCAATCTCAAATTGGAACACACTCCAACTTAAGTCATTGATCAAGGATATTTCAAAACTATACAATATTCCCTTTACCGAGGTTAACACAGTAACCTCCATCATGATGCGCGAGGCAACACCCGAGGCAAAGAAAAAGCACGGCATTCGAGCAGGCGTGTATAGCCCGACATGGGAAGAGGTGATCGAGTTCTCTCCGACGCTACAAAAGTATCTCACACAGCACCCGGCAGTTAAGACACACGTTGAAGGCCTTGTGGGTCAGGTGCGTTCGTGCTCGCGCCATGCCGGCGGCGTCGTGATTGCTGAAGATCTTGATCGTAACATGCCTTTGATTAACTCAGGAGGCGTGCGACAAGCACCGTGGGCAGAAGGGCAGAACGTTCGCCATCTTGAGCCAATGGGATTCATTAAGTTTGATCTTCTTGGACTCTCCACTCTGAAGATGATGGAAGGATGCATCGAACATATTCTTCGTCGCCATCATGCCGTCGAAGAGCCCACATTTGCGCAAGTGCGAGACTATTATGACAAACACTTGCATCCTGATGTAATTGATATGGACAATCAAGAAGTTTATGAGAACATCTTCCACAAAGGTAAGTGGGCCGGCGTGTTTCAGTTTACAGAACAAGGAGCCCAGAAGTTTTGCACCCGCGTAAAGCCGCGCAACATTATTGATGTATCTGCTATTACGTCTATCTACCGCCCCGGGCCGCTGGCCGCGAACGTACACGATGAATATGTGGAAGCCAAGAGAAGCCCTCATTATATCAAATACCTAACCGATGAATCTCGCGAGATTACCGAAGAGACATTTGGGTTTCTTATTTTTCAAGAGCAAATTGCTTTGCTGGCTCACAAACTCGGTGGCCTTACCCTTGACGAAGGAAATATGCTCCGAAAGGTGCTCACCAAAAAGGGCACTGGCAAGGGCTCCGTGAAGAACAAGCTACATGATAAGTTCATTATCGGCTGTGCGGAGAACGGCATCAGTAGAGACGAAGCACAAACGCTTTGGAACAAGTTTGAATACTTCTCTGGTTATGGCTTTAACAAATCCCACGCAGTTTCCTATAGCATCATTTCGTTCCAATGCGCATGGTTGTGGAACTACTACCCAGCAGAGTGGATGGCGGCATTCCTAGACAAAGAGCCTGAGACCAGAAAGGAAAAAGCGATCAACATCGCAAAGAAGTACGGCTTCAATATTGCACCGCTTGATGTAAATAAGTCAGGCACAGTATGGGAGATATCCGAAGACGCAAAGACCCTCATTCAGCCCTTGACCTCAATCAAGGGCCTGGGAATGGCTGCCATTGAACAAGTATTAGTAAATCGCCCATTCATGAATGCAGAGGATCTCCTGTTTCGGGAGGGTGTTTCATACAGCAAGTTAAACAAGAAGGCTCTGGATGCGCTGTGTCGTGGGGGCGCGCTGGACAATATCGTAGACGACAGATTTACAGGTCGTAAGCACTTCTGGTCAACATGTGTCGTTGACCGTCCGAAAAGCCTAAAGAAGTTTACTGAAAACCTCGAACTCTACAGGCCGGAAGGAGACTTTACAGAGGAAGAGATCATCCAGTTTAAGACTGATCTGACTGGTGTGTTTCCGCTTAACTTGGTCGTGGATGCGGCGATGGTTCAAAAATTGCAGGAGAAGTACATTCCACCCATCTCGGAGTTTGATCCAAAATTGCAAATTTGCTGGTTTATTCCCCGCAAGATTGTTCCGAGAAAAACTAAGAATGGCAAGCTTTACTGGATTGTAGAAGTGATTGATTCCAACAACGAACTAACTAGAATTCGATGCTGGGGCGTCAAGCCAGAAAAAGATCGGATACACCTGAACCGACCATATATGGCTAATTTGAAGTATGATCCTAATTGGGGATTTAGTACCTATGCCATCGGCAGAACATTTAGACAGTTAGGATAAACCATGAACGTTATAAAATACTTTAGTCCGCTCTTAAAGGAGCCTAAATTTATAGATAATTTGCCGGTTGTTATTAGAGTAAAAAAGTTTGATGAGATTGCAGCCAAAGAATTTTCAGAATTAATATCAAAGGCACAAAACACGGGTCAACCGGTGGTACCTGTTATTATTGACAGTTATGGCGGCCAGGTTTACAGCTTAATGTCTATGATCTCCGACATTAGACACTCAAAACTTCCGGTTGCCACCATCGCCCAGGGCAAAGCTATGTCATGTGGAGCATTGCTATTTAGCTTCGGCACGGAGGGCTATCGTTATATGGATCCCGACGCAACATTGATGATCCACGACGTTAGTTCGTTGAAGTGGGGAAAGGTAGAAGAAATTAAAGCTAGCGCAGAAGAAACCGAAAGACTTAATAAAAAGGTATATCAAATGATGGCCACGAACTGCGGCCAACCCAAAAACTATTTTCTTGATATCATACATTCAAAAGGGCATGCAGACTGGTACATCGTGGCCCGCGAAGCAAAAAAGCACAACCTGGCCAATCATCTTCGAATACCAGAGATGAAAATTGAAGCTAGCGTTAATTTCAAGTTTAAGTAAAAAGTACTTGACTTTCTATTGCTGTAATGTTATATTTTATATATAAAACAGGAGGGCTTAATGGCCACAACAAATGAAGAGAAGAAACAATATGTTAAGGAGTACATTCGCTCCCTATCCGCTATTGAAGAGTGTATCGAACCCTATCAGGAACAAAAGCGTGAGTTGCGCTCAGAGTTTCGAGAGAACGGATGGCTCAACACGGACGAGATCCGCGCAGCAGTAAAGGCATATCGTCTTTATAAGCAGAAGTATAATATTGATGAGGTGGTGGAGAACTTTACTATCATCACTGGCGGGGAGTCGGATGATAGTTGAGTATGCCAAGGTGCGCGACACCGCGTACTCCCCTGAGCGCGCCAACCCATCAGATGCTGGGTTGGACGTGTTCTATTCACCACAGAACCCCTACAACAAGATGTACATTGCCACCAGCACAAGCCGGGTAATACCAACCGGCCTAAAGTTTGCCATTCCACACGGATATATGTTGGAGGTAAAGAACCGGTCCAGTGTCGCTGCGAAGCGTCAATTGCTGGTGGGGGCATGTGTCATTGACTCGGGGTACGAAGGCGAAGTTTTTGTTAATCTGCACAATATAGGGGTCGAGAGTCAGACTCTAAAGCCGGGAGACAAGATCGCCCAACTAGTCATGACACCCGTTATTCATTTTAGGCCGGTTGAAGCCGCAGAAGCGACCCTATATAATTATCCCATGACTATCAGTAACAGAGGCGAAGGCGCTCTGGGGAGCACCGATGGATAGCAACACCAAGGTAGTAATGTTTTCCTCTAAAACTGGCGAATGGGAAACTCCACAAGATTTTTTTGATAAACTTAATTGGAGATTTGGGCCGTTCGACTTAGATCCTTGTGCGGCATCCTCCAATACCAAGTGTATTAACTTTTTTAGCGAAGATCAAGACGGACTTCTTCAAAATTGGGAAGGATACACAGCCTTTGTTAATCCTCCGTATGGTCGAGGGATCGATAAATGGATCCAGAAGGGGTATGAGGAGTCACGCAAACAACACACCAAAGTTGTGATGTTAATCCCCGCCCGCACCGACACCAAATATTGGCATCAATATATTATGAAAGCTGACGAGGTTTACTTTGTGAAGGGCCGCCTTAAGTTTGGAGACAGCACAAACAGTGCTCCATTCCCCTCGGCTGTGGTTGTGTTTGATGGGGGAAATAGGCAGCAAATATTTGGAGCAATAAATAGATGAATCGTAAGAGCCGCCGCGATTTAGAAAAGAAAATGGGTAAGGATGCCATCGGCGATCTCACCGAAAAAATTTTCCAGTTTAATAGATTGCCAGAATCCTGTAGCGCATGCCAAAAAGAATTTGACAAAAAGGACAGAAAAATGCTACAATCATGGAAGATTGTTATAAGACAAGAAAGCATCAGACTGTTTTGTCCAAAATGTATCAAAAAAACTCAGGAGGCATTAGATGAGCATCGTTAGGCTATCCACAGAAGGATTACAGAAAATTTTAAGTGGCCACGTAAAGGAGCCATCGACATGTATTGTCAAATTCTATCTTAATGATTGCCATTTGTGCCATAATTTAAAAGAATATTTTGAAGATATTGCAGGCACAACAGAATACTCTGACTTGCATTTCTTCGCTTTTAATGTTGAAGATTATCCGGCAATTGAAAGGCAGCTAAACTTTAACGGAGTGCCGACCATATCCCTTATAAAAACAGGAGCATCAAAGCCGAAAATACGAATTTTACCAGAACCCGACAAGCCCAACGAGGAAACGTGGTACCAAGTAAAAGATATTAAGAAATTTATCGAAAAGGAAAAATAATGCAGCAAGCCTTATCATATGATGACGTGTTGTTGTTACCGCAATACTCCGACATTCGTTCGCGTTCCGAAATAGATATTTCTACTGATCTTGATAAAGGTTTAAACCTGCAGCTGCCCATTATATCTTCGCCAATGGATACAGTTTCCGAATCTAACATGGCAACAGCCATGTCAAAACATGGCGGAGTTTCAGTTATACATCGATACAATACAATTGAAACACAGGCCGGCCTCGTATCAACCGCCAAGAATTCCGGCACCATGGTGGGGGCCGCAATTGGCACTACGGATGATTATTTAAACCGCGCCGTGACACTGCAGACGGTTGGAGTAGATTTTATTTGCTTGGATGTTGCGCATGGCCACCACATTTTAATGAAGGAGGCGTTGCGCACGCTAAGGAAAAAACTTGGTGACGAGTTTCACATTATGGCAGGTAATGTTGCCACTTTAGCTGGCCTTAATGACTTAGCTGATTGGGGTGCGGACTCTGTTCGTTGCAACATTGGAGGCGGCTCGATATGTTCTACGCGCGTCCAGACAGGCCATGGTATCCCGGGCCTACAAACAATTTTTGAATGCGCAAAAACAGATCGCAATGTAAAAATTATTGCTGATGGGGGCATTAGGACTTCTGGAGATATAGTGAAGGCTCTTGCTGCCGGCGCCGACGCAGTTATGGTTGGTTCTTTGTTGGCTGGAATGGATGAGTCGCCCGGTAAGGTTTTTGAAGAAAAGGATGGGTCTCGCTGGAAAATATATCGTGGAATGGCCAGCAAGGAGGCACAGATTAATTGGCGCGGAAGGTACTCTTCCTTCGAGGGAGTTTCTTCACGAGTGCCATATCGGGGTCCGGTTAGTAATATTTTGCAAGACTTGGAAAAAGGAATACGCTCGGGATTTTCATACTCTGGTTCAAGATCTCTTCCGGAATTACAAGCAAAGGCTAAATTTATCGTGCAGACTTCATCCGGAATATCTGAAAGTAGTGCACATATCACAGGAAGAACTTGGTAATGGCGCACGATATAGACTATGGCAACCTAAACAAAAGAATAGTATTCACAGAAAATGATCACCGGCATGCCAAATTTATAATTAGATTGCGCCAAGACAGCCTAAAACAGTCGGAATTTTTTCGACATATTGTGACAGGGTATATCGATGGCAACGAGAACATTCAAAACTTTGTGGATGAAATAAAACAGCAGTCGCAAAATAGAAAAACAAAATCAAGAAGGACCATTTCCCGCGGCCAGGAAATTCTCAAAGACCTTGCTTTAGACGAGGGCGAAATAGAGAATATATTTGACATTCTTGAAGAGGAACATCCTGAATTATGAATTCTTGCGGGTTAAGAGCGTGTTCCTTAAAGTGTATGTCGAAGAAGAAAGCATGCAACGAAAAAGAATGTCGTTTGTGGATTGAATTCCCACAAGAACTAAACTGTTGCTTAATATCTATTTATGAAAACGGAAATATGACATTAAGAGAAATCGGAGAAAGAATTGGGGTGTCTTTTGCGCGGATAAAGCAAATAGAAACTGAAGCATTAAAAAAAATGAAAAGGAACTCCTTACTTAATGATTGAGCATACCGACATTTTAGGGAAATTGCAAAAATAGAAACTATTTATAGTTGAGTTTACATTTAAGGAGAATTATAATGGCTCGTAAAACACTTTTAACTGAAGGCGAAATTCGCCAATTTATGAAGTTGGCTAACTTGCCAGCAATAGGCTCCAGCCGGCTAGAGGAAATGGCCCCGGACCTCAAAGAGCAGTTTCCTGACGAAGAGGAAGAGGCCGAAGAGATGCCCCTTGATATGGGAGCAGAGGAAGAGGCCCCCTTGGATGACCTGGGCCCAGTAGATGATGCCGAGATGGAAATGGGCGATGACCTTGGTGACCTAGACGTTGGTGGCACCGATGAGGCTAGCGTAGAGGAGTTAGTACAGGCCCTGGCCGATACTATTGCTGACGTTACCGGAGTCCCTGTCTCTGTAGAAGGCGGCGAAGGTGAAGTAGAACCAGCGCCCGAGGATGAGGCCCCGGAAGACATGGAATTAGATGCAGATTTAGGTGCAGAAGAGCCGGATCTGGATGTTGGTGAAGAACTACCTCCCGAGCCCGAAGAAGAAGTACCCGGAATGCGCGACGTATATGAGAACAAAGAAGACGTGGTTAACGAGGTGGCGCGCCGTGTTGTAGCTCGCCTAACACAAGAAAAGCAAAATGATGATTTGGCGAACCAGCTTGCTGAGAGAATTTTAAAGAGAATTACATCCACGAAATAACTTGACACATGTTTTACGAGAAGTTATAATATAAGGGCCGCCACTGATGGCGGCCTTTTTTTGAGAGGATTTATGGAACATTGGGCGCTTTATTTATTAATGTTTTTGTTTGGCTATATGACACACAAAACATTTTACTTTATGAAGGCTAGCCGCCTTAGTGTTACTTTACTTAAGACATCGTATATAATATATTTGTCAGTGTTAATAAAGGCACTCGAACATCTTTCATACGCAAGAGAATTAATGCTGGAGCACATGATCAAGGCAGAAAAAAATAGCATTCAAATTAGCTCCTTTGAAATTCGTTTTGATAAAGATGTTCAAATGTTTAAGTCGCGATCCATTGCCGCACTCATCGCAATCCATCCTACATTTTTTCGTACGATAATAGAGTTTGATGATTGGCCAAGTTCGATGGAATATTTATTAAGCAAGAAAGAAGTCGCTCTGGCGTTTTGGGAGTCCGAAAGTGATAAATAAAATAAAAGAAATTGTAAGATCTATTTTGACAGAAGAGCAACAAGAAAATAAAGATAAAATTATCATTATTGATCCTGAATCTTTGGGAGAGGCCGCCGGCACACCGGAACCCGACATGCGCATAGTGGGGATGTTTTGTGAGGTGGTTGACGAAAAGGTTGCTGAAGTTGTGCACGCAATGTTATATTTAAATGAAGTCAATAAGGCACAACCAAGCGACAAGAGGCGCCCCATTGACTTTTACATATCAACATATGGCGGCAATGCTGATGATATGTTTGCCCTATATGATATAATGAAGCAGATTCAGGAAGAAACTGAAATTCATACCATTGGTGTGGGCAAGGTCATGTCGGCCGGCGTACCATTGTTGGCCGCTGGCACCAAAGGTAAGCGAAGGATTGGTAAGAACTGTCGTGTGATGCTTCATTCCGTTGTGGCGGGAAATCATGGACCGATTCATAATCTCATAAATGAAATGGAAGCAGTCGAACAGATTCAAAAAATGTACATAAATTGTTTGGTTAGTGAAACAAATATGACAAAAAAGGATGTAAAAAAGATGCTAGAACGCAACGTTAACG